CATCAAACCCCTCCCAAGAAGTCATATCAAATCTAATACTTACAATGGTTGGAATCGGACCGCAAGTGATGGAATCACGTTACACTGTTACTCATCCTGGGGAGGCACGTCTTTCAGCGGGGTCCTTACGTCCGGAAACGAACCGTAACATTGAGTACGTTTACGCTGTCCTAACTTTAATGGCTACCACTCACGCTCAATCTTGGTCCGGGGATTACATTTCACTCATCTCCACACTACTGATTCGGATACAGAAAGAGTTAACTCAAGATCCTGCTTTGCTCATCTCAGACTTAAAGCGGGCAGCTTCAGAGTTTATCGAGTATGTACGCGCACCTTCTTCGGCTAAGCCGGCTGGTGCAAGTATCGCCCCCTTGGACGAGGGTGGCTACACTACCTATGCCCGTGATGCCATCACTCTGTATGACGCGTACTTCAGCTCAGAACCTGTTTCGAAAGGGATACACTTAATACAGCTTATCCATTCATTCTTGTCTATACACCGTGTCTTTAGATTGGTTACTGAACCGGTGTACAAGACAATCACAGACCCGGCCACTTATAAGACTGACAAGCAGTTGGAGGGCGGGATCTTAGGGGCTCTTGCTAACCTAGGTATCACACCTAGTGAGTTTCAACGTGTGTTACGTGAGCAGACCTCTGACTGGGTCTACAAGATCTCTACTAAGGGAGGCCCGAACGGAAAGGCTATATTCACTGCCCGTGCTGATGCCATTGCTATGTTCACGAATTCTTCAGTCATGAAGGCCTTTACGGCGTTAGCTGAGCACATGAAGATGGGCTCTCTAGTTAATGATATGTTATCTTGTGTCGACTTACCAGACTTCGTCTCGCCTAGAGAAGACGATTACAAACTAGGCCGACTTCACACTATCGAGGAATGGGGCGGTAAGATGCGTGTCGTAGCCATAGTGGATTACTGGACCCAGACTCTCTTGGACCCCATCCACCAGACCGTTAACTACTTTCTACGGGGCTTACAAGCGGATGGTACCTTTGACCAAACTGCTGTCGCAGAGATAGTCAAAGCGAGAACCCGCGATATCAGCGGTAAGGTTTACTCTTTTGATCTATCTGCCGCCACTGACCGGTTACCAGTGATCTT